GGCTGACTGGTATTAATAAAGATAACTTTAATATATATCTTAATAGAAATAATTCTAATAATAAAATGGATAATGATAATAGAATAGATGAGATTATAAATAAGTTTAAGAATGATAAAGATGTATTGATTAGTACATTGTCTAAATTCTTACAGACTACCCCACCTGCCGAACATAACAAGCTATTAAATAACCCAACTTATAAATGGTATATGAAGCTAGTGTTGGAATATAGACAGCAAGAGCTACGCCAAAAAAAATTATTGCCTGAAACTATTGCAAAGCAAAAGATAACAGAGGCTTTACAAGCCAATGGTAAGAAGCGAAGTGAGAGATATGTTGCTCGTGTAAAGTATAACAAAGCCAATGGTATCAAACCTTGGGAAAAAAAATAAATGGGAGGAAGACCAAGCCGAAAGATCTTTTGTATGGGTGTGTCTAAACATAGAGGTGGCAAGCCATGTCTTTCTAAAGGCTACCCAACAGGTAAGTTTGATAAGTCTGGAAACAATGTTTATAAGTGTCGTTTCCATGGTGGAGGAAACACTGATTACTTTGGTTTTAAAGACAGAGCAAACAAAGGTGGTTTTAAAAAGTCTGGCTATGATGATGAAAGTAGGATAACAGTTTTACAAAAACTAAAGCAATTCAAAAATGACAGAAGCAAAGCCGAGCAATACTATTACTCAACCATTAAACCAAAACTTATTCAGCAATCCTACACTAGCAGATACATTCATAGAGCAGATCTACGCAGGAGTGCAGGTATCAGAGCTATTAAAGCCAAACAATCCTTATCAGATCAGCTTGATGTCATTCTACAATCAATTAAGAAAGCCAGAGAATAAAGAATTTAACGAAAGATTTACTTATGCAAGGCAGATTGGCGTTCAGACACTCGTTGAAAAATTAATTAATATCTATTCAGCAACAGACAAAGTTCCTGATCCTCAAACCATTATGTTTTTAAAAGAGAAGACAAAGTTTTTGCAATGGCTCGGTGAAAAAATAACTGATCTTTATGGTATAAAATCTAAAGAATTAATTAATAAAGGAACAGTTAATAATATTGTTGTGTCTTGGCTGGACTCACCTGAGTTGGAAAGCAAGTACACTCAATACGAGAAGATAAACCAAGCCAAGACTGAAGTTATAGATCAGTAATTAATTGTTTGCATACTCAAATTGATCTTCCATAACTTTATGTGCAAGTAGATTTCTATTCTCTAATTCACATTCAATTATTCTTTTATAAATGATTTCATTAATTTGATTTAATTGAAAGCGATTATATAAATCAAATTGATCTAATAACTTTTCATCATTTAACAAAGCTATCTTCTCTTTGAGCTGTTGTATTGTGATCATATTTCACACTCACTATTTTGTAATAATTCTTGCCAATCAAATTTATTAGCAATAAAGCAAGTACCCTCTTCAAGATTTTCAGGTGCAATATCACAAGCAGATATAAAAATAAAATCTTCTGTGTTATATATACCAGATCCTTTATATTCCATTTATGCAACCTCCTTTATTGTTTCAAAGTTATACATATTTTCATCACAAATTAAGCACACATAAGGATAATCAAGATTATTTATTTCTTTAAATAAAATTGAATTGCAATTACGACAACTAATATTCTTAACTGCATTGTTTAATTTGTAATTATGAAAACCATTTATAAGAGTATATCTTTTTAAAATCCAATATGGATTTTTACTATATAAGTTTTTCATTATGCTACCTCCATTACTTTTTTTTTATTTAGATTAATAAACCAATCGCTAACTTTGTAATGATGTTCATTACAATCAAGACAATAAACATCCATTTCAGAATTTTTAACATCTGAAATTTGTATATTGTAAGACAAGCAATTATCACAAAGCCAAGTTTTGTTTTTATCAGTCATTATGCTACCTCCCTTTGATTAATTAAAATTTTTTCTATGCGATCAAGTTTTTTTAATCTTTTAGAAATATATTTAAAATCTTCTTGTACTTTTTTTGAATCTTCATCACTATCGTATGAATGAAGAGCAAAATGTTCCTCAAGATATAAATAAAAATTATCTAAATCTGGGTGGTATTTTTTTACGTATATAGTCATTATTTTACCTTTCGTTATTGTTTAACTTTGTTGGCTCTTAAAAAAGAATTGATATCATTCTTCATGCAAGCAATGATACCGCAAAACATATTACCCTCTATGTTTTTAAATGCTTTGTCTTTTTTAATTTGTTTTTCTAGTTTAATCATAAAGCAATCAAATTGTTTTTTATATTTGTTAATTGCTTTTTGGTGTACGCATTTTTTATCAGTCATGTTTTTACCTTTCGTTAGTAGTTAGTTAGTTTAAAAAAATATTCATCTAGAAATACTAGCAGGTGCATTGAAGCATATCCTAGTAGAATAATTATAGCTGTTATAAGCAAAGCGTTTAAGTCTGATCTATTAAACATTAAGCAACCTCCTTACTAGGTTTATATATTTCTATTTCGGTAGGTTGATATTCAAACATATAATCATCCTCCCCAATTTGTTTAATTATTTTATCTTCTAAAAAATTATTATAAGCATCTTTTTTAGATTTACCTTTAACTAAATATTTACGAATAAGTTCTGGATATTCAGTTATTATATATTTTTTCATTTTATAACCCTTTCAGTTGTTATGTTTGTTTTTATATAACCATTTAGGTTTATTGTCAATAGTTAGTTAGATCTATAAACGTAATAAACATTACCATTAACAGTTATTTCATTTTCTTCGCCATCATAACTTGATAGAAAATGAGCTCTTCCATCACATAGTACAGCGTCATTAACAAAATGATCAAAGTCTTTTATTAATGATTTAATTGCTTCATTGCTATTTTCATGAAGCTCTTGAAGTTTAGATATAACTTCTTGATCTACTTCAGTATGAGCTGCAATAAAATCAGATCTAAAGTAGCAAATACTATCATTAATGTAGTTATATACAGCTTCATCAGCTTCTTCATCAGTATAGACTAAGTAATCATCCATGCTATTAACTGCTTCATCAATAGAGCAATCAAGATGTTTAGCTAACGCTTCAATTTTTTCTTTTACCTTTCATTTTTGTTTTGTTGTATTTATATTAAATACTATCATAACCAATTTGTCAATCAAGTATTTGATCTTATATTTTAAGATCCTATTACCAACCAAAATTGATTGGTAATGAGTTATTAAAATTAAGCTGCTCTTCTACGTCTTGATATATGCTTACCAATAAAAACTATATCAATTCCATAAACTTTCATTCTATCAATATATTCAAGAGCTTGTTTTTTTGTTTTATGTAAAGACTGTTCGCCTGATTTATACTGTTTTTCAATTTCAGTAATTCTATCAGTATTCCATTCTACTTTATGAATAACAGTTTTATCAGTTTTGCATTCAGTTAAGTATTGGATCATTTATGCAACCTCTTTATTCAATAGCTCACCTGTGGCTTCTCTAAATTTAACTTCATCAAAATTAGTATTGTCATTTTTTAAGTATTGACAAAGCTCATTCATAAAACTTCCTGTAATTAATACATGAGTGAAACCTCTTCTTAAATTTGCACAAGTACTATTTTTTTTAATGATACTTGCTAATGCTATGTAGTCTTTTTTTGTCATTGTATTTACCTTTGTTGTTTTGTTATATAACCATATAGGATATATTATAATTAATGTAAACTATTATTTTTAATTAAATTATTAAGTTATTGTATTTGTTATGTTTTATTTTTAAAGTGTTATTTTATGCGGTTAAAAGAAAGGTAAGGCAAAAAGAAAAGATTATAATAGAAAAGAAATGCCAAACGAAATTATCAACAACTTAACTTTAGATTGTATTTTAGGAATTAAACAAGATCAGCAATTGAACATAAATAGAATTAACAACGTGCAATTGTGTGAATAGATTTGAAGATCAATTAATTATATGTGGGATAATGTTCCTATTTATCATCACAACCAAACGTATTTAAAACGTGTGTTATGTGTAGCGGATTTGCAACAGTGTGATATTTATGCAACAGTATTATCAGCAATACAACCATAAATATATTTCCGATAATTAAATGTTATCGGAATAAACAGTCATTAGTCTAGAGCTTGTCTATATTTTGCTAACGACATACCCCATACCACCGCCAGTTGAGCCGCCGATCGTAATATATATATACATGGGACTTGTTAGGATACCTTTAGCCACTTAGCCTTCGCCGCACACAAAATCGCTAACTCATAATGGGTATATCCCCAAAACAACCCACCATCTTTTCCTTTGCCTGACCAACCTTTTTATATATTAGTAAAACACTACCTATAGTATATGAACAATATTATGCACCAAGATGATGATGACTTTTACAACTCTAACGTCAAAGCAGTTGTATTTATAGAAAAGGATAATTCCATAACTGTTAAGTTCACAGGTTTTGAAAACAAAGAACATTCAGCCATATTCAGTTCTTGGTTAATGATGCTATTGAATATTGAGAATGCAATCATAAATGATGCAAAGTCTAAGGCAATCCATTAAATGACAACGATAACTGAAACAGTAATTAATAGTGGTACAATCCAATACAAGATTCCATACTACCCAAGAGAAAAGCAAATAGAACTTCATTTCAATATGAAGAAATATCGCTGGTCGGTATTAGTCTGCCACAGAAGATTTGGCAAAACAGTTTGTATGATTAATCATCTACTAATGTCAGCACTACGTTCTACTAACAAAGCACCCAGATACGCTTATATAGCACCCACCTTTAAACAGGCTAAGTCTATTGCTTGGGATTATATGAAACAATACACATCATTAATACCTGGTGTTAAATTTAATGAAACAGAATTACGTTGTGATCTTCCTAATGGAGCTAGAATAACATTGTTAGGTTCAGAGAACTCAGATGGATTACGAGGTATCTATTTAGATGGTTGCGTTATTGATGAGTATGCAAACGTACAAGGTAAGTTATTTACAGAAATTATTAGACCAGCACTTTCTGATAGAAAAGGATGGTGCGTATTTATTGGTACACCACAAGGAACTAATAATAACTTCTACGAACTATACCAGCATGCACAAGGCGACAAAGAATGGTTTAACTATAAAGCTAAAGCATCTGAAACTAAAATAGTTGATCAAGCCGAATTAGACGCTGCGAAAAAAGTAATGGGTGAAAAGAAATACCTACAAGAGTTTGAATGCGATTGGATTGCAAATATAGAAGGTGCTGTTTATGGAGATGTAGTTACTAA